ATATCGCACGGCTCAATGCAGTGCGTGAAGTTCAGCGCGGCGGCCAGCTCGCGCGTGTCATCCGCCAGCCCAAAACTGTGGAGAATGGTTTTCATTCTTTATCGGTGGGTCGTTGCGTTTCGGCGGCCTGCATCTTTTGCAGCTCATCAAGCGCGGCGAGGCCGCCCGCGATGCGGTGCAGATTTGCGTATTGCACCTGAAGCGTGGCCTCAAGCTCGCGAATGGATTGGATGACGTGGACCTGCTTTGTTTGTAATTGTTGTTTCAGTTTGTCCATTTTTCTCCAAAAAAATCAAGCGGGGGCAAGGATGGTGATTGTGCCGCTTGACCCCTTGTATTTGAGCGCACCGGCTTCGACGTAAAGGTAGCCACCGCTGGTGGGCGTGTCTGCGGGGGCGGTGGTGTTGGCAATTTTGATACGGGATGCAGGCGAGAGGTTGATGCCGCCTGATGTGTCTATCTCAATTCTTGGTGTGCTGTTCATAGAAAGACGAAGCGGAACCAATACACTTGCGCCGTTTTTGACGACATTTATTTGCGCGCGAACGGAGGTTAGGGTGATGCCAAGCCAGCCCGCGTTTTCTGTGTCAACCGCATTAAATAAATCCAGACCGGTTGTGTCGGATGTTCCGTTTGGGATTGCGCCAAGTCGTGTTACTCCATTTGTGATTGAAGTTTGAAATAGTGTTCGCGCGGTGTTGGGCGATATTGCGCTGAAATCTCCGTTGATTCGTCTGGCCGTTCCCGCAAAGCCCAAATCCCCGTTGATGGTCTCCACGCTCCCGCTTTCGCTCAGCAGCGAGAGCATGTTCCACGTTTTCCCGCTGGCGTAATAGTGAAGCCCGTCCGCCGCAGTCCCCCACAACTGCCCTTCTGCCGGCGTTGTCGGCGCGCCGGCAGAAACTTCCACCTTGAGATGCCCCACGCGGTTGAGGAATGACCCCGTATTGGCGGGCAGTGCCAGATTTGCAAACGTCGGCGAACCCGTAAAATTCGGCGACCCGTTGATAAAAGGCGCGTCAAGCGTGATTTCCGGCGCGTGCAGCCAGATGCCGCCCTGCGTCGTATACCACTGGTCGGGCCCGTATATCTGAACGTATGGGTGGTCGCTGGATTCCGCGCCCGGCAAAAACCCGCGCAGGGAGCGCAAAAGAACCTGCGCCTGCCCGTCAATGGTGTGCGCGTCAATGGTCGTGCGCCCGCCCTCGAATTTCACCTGCTGGCGCTGGTAATAGCTTTGCGTCATCCCGCTCTCCCGCACAACACCCAGTTGGTCAAGTGTGGTTGTCGTCCCGTCCGGCTCGGCGACAACCAGCTTCCCAGATAGATTGGTGACCCCGTTTTCAGGCGTCGCGGAAAATCCGTTTACATCAGAACGCAGGCGGGTGACATTACCGTCCGCATCCTCCAGCAACATCTGGTCGCCGCCCCGCGCGATGTGCATCGGCGCGGCGGGCACTGCTCCGATGCCGAGGTTGCCGCCCTGCATAAACACATCGCGCCCAAACGCGACGGTCGCCGCGCCAAAGCCATCCACATCGGATGCCGCGATTTCGAGCAATTGCCCGAACGCGCGAATAAACGCCACCCCGCGATCCTTCCCAAGAAAGGCCAGCGAGTTCTTGAAAATGGCCGCGGCGTTGTCGCTCCAGTCATCCGCGCTCACGCTGCGCGTTTTGTCATCGCGGCCAGCGCGAAGAAGCGATGTGCCAAGCTCGCCTTTGGCGTTAAATTTAGCCAGCTTGTCCGCGTCATAGATCAGGTCGCCGCGATGGGTCGCGGCGGCGAGGGCCTCGCCAATCACGTTGATATTCTGGGCCACGCCTCCGCTCTCCCCTCCGGTGATCTTCTCCACAATGCTTGAAGATACGGCTTGCCGTTCGTCAAGATGAGGCGCGATGGCGTCCGCCACGCGGGTTGCCTTACGTTGTCGTCTTCTGGTTGTCATCCTTCCTCCACTCCACCGATGTCATTTAGGGATGCGCCTTTATTTGGCGCTCTCAGTTCAAGCGAGCCGTCCTCGCCAACGTAAACAGCGGTTTCAACGTAGAACGGCGGCGCGTCCACCGCGCTCTCGTATTTCACATATTTACCGATGGGCGGCGGAAGCAGCGGCAGGGGCGCGCCGCCTGGCGACACCAGCCGCCCATCGTTCGTGAAGATAATTGGCTCGACCGGCGCGCGCTGTTCGTGCGATTCCGCGCTCACCGAGCCGCTAAATGGGTTAACAATCTGCGTTCCATCCTCTTTGAGCGAGACAACCAGCCGCCCCCACTCATCCACTTTCGCGTCATACGCTTTCCCGCTGGAATCCCCCAGGCGGAGCAGGTTTTCTATTTCGGTCTGAAGCGACCGCTCTCCGTTTCGGTATGGCACTGTGTATTTGCCGGAGGGATGTTCGATGATGCACCCGGACAGCCACTGCGAGTTTGAGGCGATGGCCGATAGTTGGTCGGTGGTCTGGCGCACCCCGGAAATCTTGAACCAAATTTGCGCGCCGCCGCTGTTGTCGCGGGCGGGGATGCAGTGCCGCCACACGTCGTTTGGCTGGTCGTATACAAGGCTTGCCCCGCGCATGGTAAAACTCTGCGCCAAAAGCGGCTTGTCCGCAGAGGTGTAGCCCATCTCGGTTGAGCCATCAACGATGTAATAGCCCCTGCGCAGGTATTGCCCCTGCGCCCCGGTCGGTGGGTCTGTGCGGTAAACCATGAACCATACCGGCGTGTAGCTGGAAACCTCAAAAGAGTAAAGCTGGTTGTTGTTGTCTCGAAAATCCGTGAACGTCACCTGTCCGGGGCTGGTTTGGGGGATGTCTTCGGCCTTAACATACGCTCGCGCGATGGCCGTTCCCGGCAGAGAAATAAGAACGCAATTGCTCTGCGCCAGAGCGTTCTCTCCGCGTTGCACGTCGTAAAACCCATGCGCGACCGTATCAACCCCGGTTATCGTGGCGGTGTCGCCGAGTGTAATGTTCCCATTCCCATCCACAAACCCAAAAATAATTTTGTCGCCGGTCACAAACCACTTTGGCGACGGCGACACGTTGTGCTGTCCGCCTCTCCCGTAATCGTTGTTGAATCCGCCAATGCGGGTGATAAATACCCGCGTGTCCTCCGCGTTCAGGTCTTGCCTTTGGCCCGGCGGTTCGGTGTAGGGCGTTGTTCTACCGCGATGACAATCCGCAACGCGCGTCTGGGTGTCGGTGTATAACTCGCAGCACACTCGGTATCTGGGCTGGCCGGGGTTTTCGCTCCCGGATAATGTGCTGGCGTCTGGCAGACGCTCCGGCATGTCTATCCATTTTGCCAATCTGACCGTGAGGTCGTGCGCCTTGAACGATTCATACACAAGCCCTCCGCCTGTGCTGACGGTCGGATTTCCGGGAAGGCAGATGCGCGTAGCAACCTTCGCCAGGCCGGAGCCTTCCCCAAACCACTGCTGATAGGTTGGCTGGGGTGTGTAGACATGCAGACTGCTGAGGTCGCGGTAGTATTCGCGGCCCATCATTTCCCACGCCCCTACACAAATAATGGTAGCCCCCGCATCGCCGCGTCGCGCCTCGCTCCCCGAATAGGGCAGCGAAGATTCCAGTAGAACCGACGAGAGACGCTGCGCGGCCTCGGCCTCAGTCATCTTGCCGCCGGACAGGAGCATTTGAATTTTCCCGTAACGCGAGACGCTGGCTGTGTTGTCGCTCCAGTCACTCATCGTGCGCGTCCCCACGCTTTCCGCGCTGGATGAAACCTTGTAGTAGGCGATGGCCGCGCTGTTGACAACCCCCTGTATGGTGTATGTGTGCTGCGTGTATCCGTCCGCTATCGCAACCTCAAACACGATGCCGCGCCACACCACGCCGCCTTTCTCGTCCCTTATTTCAACGCCGCGCGATACCCTGCCCGCCAGCATCTGAAGCGCGGCTATCGCGCCGGTGGCCTTGATTTCCGCTCGCAGTGCGCCGCCCAGCGCGGCATACTCCAGCGTTCGTATCTCAAACGTGAGAGGAAGGGGCGCATCGTAGACGATTCCGGCATCCCCGCCCGCGTTGAGCGCGTTGCAAAACAATACGTCCATCAGATGCTTCTCCTGCGCGGAACGTAAAACGTCTTGATGCGGAAGGCGGCGGTTGATGGCGCTGTTCCGTCCGACATTTCGACCAGAGCCGCAAACGTATACGTGCTTCCGGGCAAAAGAGCGATTGGCCTTCCAACCCGATTGACGCTGTCGGGGATGACTGATGTCGGGTTTCCGTTGGCGTCCATATTGGCGATCAGCGTCCCGCCGCCAGAAACCATGCCCGCCGTTATCCCGCTCAAATCGCCGCGCAGACCGCCCGCGACGACGGCCTGCCCATACGCGGCAGGGGTGGCGCAGTGCAGTTCCGTCCACACATCACACGGGAACAAATACAGCTCACCGGCGGCCAGTATCCGCGCGGTCGTCCCCAAATTGCGCACGCGCAGGGAGATGGTGGGGTTCACGCCGGGCAGCGTGCCAATTCGCGGAACAGGCAGGCGCATTATCCGCCCGCGATGGGCGATGGCGTGGGCATATTCAAAAGGCGCCCATGTCGCGCCATCGTCAAGGGTGAACTCCATGTCGCTGGCAGCCCAGCGCGTGTTTGGGTCTACGCCTCCCACGGCGTTTGTCCTCAAAATTGGCCGCACGTCGCCGGTTGTAAATTTTGACAGGTCAACGCTGCCGCTCCCGATCAGCGTAATGGTCCCATTGGCCGGGCACGATGTCGCCCCCCACGAGCAGACCAGCGGCGAGATGGCCGCGCTTCTCTGCCCGCCAATAAAGACGCGCGAGATGGACTTGCCGCTCGTCATGTTCCAGAACAAAAATTCGGCAAATCCGTTCGTGTCTCCCGCGTTGCTGGATGGCGTGGTGAGCGTAGAGAGACACCCAGCGCCGGAGTTGGTCATGTCCAGGCCGAGACCATACTCAGAGGGCGGAGGGTTTCCGGGCCGCGCCAAAGTGACCATTTGCCCGCTCACGCGCTGAAATGCGGATGCCCGCTCAAATTCAATGCGGTAGGCCGCCTTGCGGTTGAACTCGCCCCGGTCAAAATGCCACGCCCTCGGCATGACCGCCCCGGACTTGAGACGCGCATACCAGAACACATCGTCCGGCTCATCAGCGTAGCCAATGCGCAAATACACAGCGGTCAGGCCAACATCGGATACAAGGGCGCGCTGGCCGTCCTGCGGCTGTATCTCGCCCAGCCATTGCGTAAGCGTCTGGGCCAAAACCTTGCCATCGGCCATCGTCTCAAGCCCCTCGGTGTCAATCGTCTCGCGCACGTAATCATCGCGCACGCTACCGCTCGGCGAATAGCCCGCCTCGATGCGTTTTGGCGTGACAACGCCCGTTTGTATCCCCTGATAAAAACGAACAAATGAGATGTCGGTGCTGGTTCTGGTTGCCATTATTTGTCCATTAGGCGCTCAATCACATCCCGGATCAACGCCTCCCGAATCCCGGTAGAAGCCTGCTTGTAGGCATCAGTGATGCGCCAGGCATCCTGACGCACACCGTCGGCCACGATGCGGGCCATGTCTGACCCAACCGAGTTCCACATGGCGAGGCTCTCTGGTGACTTCATGTAGCCATACGCGGGCAAAACGGCGTCCTGAACTGCGGTCTTGATAGCGGACGACCCGTCCGTGATACCCGCCACGATGCCTTGTTTCACCGAATTTCCAACGTTGAGCTTGGCCGACTGCTCCATGCCGGGCTTGATGCTGCTGAAATAATCATCAAACTTCTTTGTTTTTGCGCTGCCATCGGCCATCCCCTCGTCAAATTTGTCGTGGTGGGCCTCCATCCCCTTGCTGGGCGCGTTGTCCGTGAAGCTGGGCAGCGGCTTGAATTCGGTTACCAAGATGCGATACCCGTCCTTAACCCGCTTGGCGTGAGCCAGAGTCACTTCGTCCTTTTTTATTTGATCCTCAATTACCTTACGCTCGGCCTCCATTTTGGCCGGGGTCTGGTCGGCGGGCCAGCTTTTTTGAGCATTCCAGGTTGCAACCGCTCCAATGTTGCGGGCCAGCTTCGCTCGATCTTCTTCTAACTTTGCAACGGCTTTTGCGTAATCAACCGCCCCTTGCTCTGTGCCTTTTACAAACACCTGCACCTGACGCACCTGGTCGGCATAAAAAGACACCATCGGGTTGTCCATGCCAACGGTCTTCAATACTTCAGCGTAATCTTTGATGTTCTGGGCGAGTTTGTTGTCAACCATCTTTGGCGCCAGCGCGACGACCTGCTGAAGGGCGGACACGTAGTTCAGCGTTCCGTCTTTGGCCTGCTTTTGGATTTCAACAAGCTGCTGCCAGTTGTCCTTTGTGGCTGCCGCACCGATGGCCTGCCCCAGCAATTCAGCCCCCATCTGGTCGGGGGTGGTCTTGCCGGAGATGAGCGCCCCGGCCATCTCGACCTTGCCGCGCGGCGTGGCTGGTTCGGGCAACGGCTGGCGCAGAGCGCCAAACAGGGCGTCCACGCGCTCCTTGAGTTTGCCCAGCTTGTCCTCTCCGGCGGCGGCGATGTAAGTCATGCGCCCATCCACGCGGCTTACGGCGTCCTCCCATGCCGCCGCCCAATCGCCCATCTCGTTTTTTGGCAGGGCGGATGTGGCGGACGAGACGCGGCCCACCCCTTCAGAGTAGGCATCGGCCCAGCCCTGAATGGCGGACGCGCTCTCCTCAGCAGCCCGCGCGGCAGACTGGTAGGCCGATGTTCCGCGCAGCAATTCCCGATACCAGACGTTGCCAATCAGGGTTGAGCCTTCGAGAGCCTTAACCATGTCGTAGACCGACCGGTTGTAATTATCTTGCCCCTTGCCGACGCTTGAAAACATATTCCCCAGCGCCTCAAATCCACTAACTGATGTTTTTAGTTGGTCGTTAAATTTCTCGGTCAATTCGGACAATATGGGGATGATCTCTGTTCCAATGGTCGTCTTTATCCCGCGAAGCGAATCATTTAGATTGTCCTCGGCTGCTTGCAATCGTATGGCCGCCTTCTCGGCCTCGGCGGTGGGCACGAGCGAATCATCAACCGCGCCCATCATTTCGCGCACCCCGTTGCGTCCTTTTTCAAGCAAGGGCAGGAGATCGTATAGCCCCAGTCGCTTTGCCAGAGCCGTTCGTTCTGCCCCATCTCCCATCTTTTGCATGGCGTCGGCGGTGTCGAGCAAAATGTCCGTCATCTCGCGCGACTTTCCACTGGAATCCTGCAACTGAACGCCCAACGCCTCAAACGCGGCTCTTGACGCGCCGCCCTTCACATTAAACCCGTCCAGGGCGAGTTGGCCGCGCCCGATTTGGTTCTGAAAGTTCTCCAGAGCAGAGCCAACCTGAGCGTACTCAACACCAAGGCCGCGCGCTGAAATGCTCGCATCGTCCGCAGCTTCAGCCAGTCGCGCGAAGTCGGCGGACGACATGCCCGCCCGCTCGGCGTAATTAACGATTTGGGCGATGGATGTCGCGGTTTGATTGCCAAGATCAATAACAGCTTTTCCGGCGGCGGCAATGGCGGCCACGCCGCCGCCTGCCATGAGCATCCCGCCAATCCCGCCCAAGTCAAAAATTCCACTCAACTGACCAAACAGGCCGGATATTTCATCTGTGATTCGCTTAGTCGCGCCTGTCACGTCATCAATGCCATCAGCCACGCCCTTGGCCGCCGCACCAGTTTTTGCTAGTGCGTCCTCGGCGCTTGCGTTTTTCAGTTCATACAGAGCCAAGGCTTCTTTTTGAATAGAAAAAGCCAATTTGTCCAAGTTTGCTTGCTGCTCCAGCGCCTGAACATTGGCGTTGCCGTTCTGTTTTATCCACTCTTGCAGCGCGGCAGATGCTTCTACGTACTTCGCTGCCATCGCGGCGATAGAGCTCTCCTTTACCTTAATTGAGTTGACTTCGCCAACGGATTGAGCCGTAGCGGCGGCGATGCGCTCGCCAAGAGTGGCCTGAACCTTTGCCATCGTTTCGCCGACGGTCGTGGACTGCGTCATCTCCTCGCGCATATCGCGCAGACCGGTCTTTGCCTCTTGCGCGCCGGTGATGGCGATGCGCGCGGCAAGTGTTGCAATTTCTGGCATTACACATCAGCTCCCGTAATCAGCTTCACTGGGCCGCCGCCCATTGAATTTGCATAAGAGACCAGGTCGCCGACTTGCTTGTGTTCCGCGTTTATCATTTCAGAAACCCGCGCGCTTGTCATGATTTGTTTTCGCGCCTCCGCTATCCACACCGGCGAGTGCCCTAACCACCACTCCGGCGGGAGGTGAAACCTCTCGCACAACGCGAGCAATTCACCAAACGAGGGTGGCCCGCTTACCCGCTCGTCACCGCCGTCTCTGTGCCTGTTGTTGATATACCAGCGGGCATCGGCTTCAACTTCGCTTTTGGGAACGTCGCCATATCTTCGTAAATCTCCGCGGCAATCTCAGAGATCACCCCAGCCGTCCCGACGGGCGCGGCGTTTATCGCCTGCTCGGTTATCTCCAGTGGAACGCCGTCAAGCGTCAAATCCCAACTGGTTACCACCCGTGCCAAAAACTGGGCGTTGTTCAGCTTTCCAAGCTCGGCCAGCGTCACCGCGCCGGGCTTGTAGGTCACAGCCAGCGCATCGTCAAATAGCTTGATCGTGCGCGAGTTGCCCAGCAGTTCCCTAAGCTCCACCGGCGGCCTCCTCGTTGCGAACGCGGCCTTCCAGCTCTGAGATTTGTCCGTTGATGTCAGCAAGCCGCGCGTTCCACGCCTCGTTTTGGCTGTAGCGTTCTTCGTGGATGGCCCGCGCGGCGTCCTTCAGTTTCTCCAGCTTTTGTGCCGGAGATTCGGTCTTGACGGCGGGCGTTTTTGTTCTGGGCATTTTTCTCCTTACAGCGCGGCCACGCCATTCACCACCGTGATCTTGTATGGCGCGTAGTTCATGTTGCTGTCAGCGATTCCCTCAAACGACAAGTCCATCGCCATCACGCCGTCCTGCGACTTCGGCTCTGGCGTTCCAGAAATATACCCGGCGCAATCAATCGTGATGGAGGCGGTGCCAACCACCGCCGCATAGCGCATAAACAGAACATCGCCGTTGCGGGCGTTGGCGTAATAGGCCGCGTTGGTGTTGGACAGCTCCAACGTCATCCCCGGCGAAACCTTTGGCGCGTCCTCCACCGTGTCGGTGTAATTACTCGCGCCATTGCTCATCCACACCGGCTTGATCTTTCCTTCGATGCCAAATTTGAAGGACGCAAACGGCGTGGCCGTTGCGCCTGCCAGCCCGGCGTAAGTCGTGGCGATTTTGAGGGTTTGATGCGGGCGATACACGCCCACGATGGGCAGTGTGGCGCTCACCGTATCCATCGTGCCGGAGGGTGTCCACAGCTCGGCGGCGGCGGGCTTTTGCCCAAACATTTTGGCCGTAAAGTTCGCCCCGCTGTTGTCTGCGCTCAAAACCCAGTCGCTGAATGTCGCCCCCGCCATCTTGAACACGGGAAACCCGGTTGATCCAGCCTGCACCGTGTATTGGGCGATGGAATCCGCGCTGTTGGGGTTGGAGGTGAACACCCACGTGTATGGCCCAGCCCCGGTTGGCGCGGCGTTTTTGATGAGGCCGCACAGCGGATAAATCACCTCAGCCAAATTCAACTGCCCGGACAAAGACGCAATCCCCCATGCCTTGTTCACGCCGCCGGTGGTGTTGTATTTGTTGCCACCCGGACGAAAGGGCTTTGTCTCGGTCGCCGCCGCTGGCGCAATCGTCATCCCCGTGATTTGTTTGGCGGCGGTCACGCCCGTGCCGGGCGTTGTCTCTTTTCCGATTTGAAAACCGTAATAAACGGCTGCATTTGCCATGTTTTAACTCCCCGCGATATTGAGGCGATACACCCCACCCGCGTGATTGAATCTCGTGTCCTTTTCCAACGTCGTGTAGCCGACTGGGCTGGTGCGATACGCGGCCACCTGTCGCCCGTCCTGCTCTCCTATCTCTCCGTGCAGCGCAGTGTCAATCGCGCTTGCCACCTGATACGCGACCACGAACGATTCGCCGCGCGTGATGGCCTTGACTGTGTAATCCACGTTGACCTGCAGCCGCGCCGCGCCGTTAAATGTGACATCCTGCCCCGGCGGCGCGGAATACACCACCAGCGGCTCGATGGCATCTTCCGGCGCAAGATCGCGGTAAATGCGTCCGCCGCACAGCGTCTGCAACTCAGGCGAGGCGGCCAGCCGCGCATAAATCCAGGCATCGCCGATCTGCATCTCGTTCATATCGCCTGCACCACGCACCGCTTGGCCGTATTCCACGTGTGATCCTTGAATCCCGTGATGGAATACTCTGCCGCGTTGTAAACAATGCGGTCTGACAACTTAACATCGGCGTCCCAGCGCATCGTGATGATGGTTTCCGTCACCGAACGCACAACCCCGTCCGATCCACGCTGCAACTGCCCCGCTGGGGCAAACCGGCACGGCTCGGAGGCCATGTGAACGCTCCACGCTTCAAGCGACCCGCCCATCCCGTCCGGGGCGCGGACAAGTCGCTTTACGTCGCACGTTTCGGCAAAGGTGGCGGCCTGCGCCGCGCGCATGGTTGAAAGAGTTGCGTCATCCAACATTGAACAATACCCTCACCGCGTCCTCGAATGCTTGACGCTGTGAATCAACGGCAACGGATAAGAACGGACGCGGAGCCATAAATCGCGTGCCAAATTCGAGATACGGAGCGTGTTCCGCGCTTGCGGTTACAAACGCCTCGCATTTTTGTCTTTGGCTCACGCCGATGGAGTTGCGAAGATCGCCCGTATCCACCGCCGGGGCCTCGCCCGGCGCGCTGGCCTGATGCGCCCCATAAAACCTCCCGGACTTCTGCCCGGTAAAGCTCTCCTGGGCGGCCAGTTCAATGTCATGGGCAACTTTTAGCACGACCGCATCGGCATCCTCCTCAAGCCCTCCCGCAAGAGCGTTAAGCACGGTTGCGTCGAGAGAAAAGGCCGCGCCAGCAATTCCGTTGGTCATATCCATTCCGTCAGAGCACTGGAAGCGTATGGGTCAATGCCATACGAAATCCCCGTCACCATCGCCACGCCACTTGCAATCGCGGCTTCGCTGTCTGTCAGCCGCGCGGCCATCTCCCTGAAGCGCGCGGCGGCATCGCCGCGATTGAGGCTCAGCCCATCAACGCTGAAAGATTGAGGCTGGCTCGCCCATCTTGCCGCCGCAATTCCCGCAAGAATTGCGGCGGCCGGCTTAACGTTTTCACCCGACTGCGTCAGCGCGTATTGCACCTCGCTATCGTCAAAGTTGGCGCCGCCGGGCAGCACTCCCTGCCCAATTGAGCTGTCGCCTATTTCAAAGCGCACCTTTCCGATGTTGGTGTCAATATCCGCTGTCACCGCCATGATTACCCCTTCTTTGTGGTTTTGGATTTTGGTTCGGTTGTTTTCGCCAGTGTCTCCAAAATGTCAGCCACCGCCTCTCTTTGCATGAGTCCCAAAACCTCCACGTCTTTGGACTGAACCGTTTTAAGAACTTCAACCTTCTCAGTCAGTGTCTCAAAACGTTCAGCCAAATCGCTCGCGGCCTTGAGCAGGCGCTCCTGCGCGGCAGATTGGCGGGCGGCAAGAATAGTTTTTGTCATGTTTAGATGCCAAGCGGGGCGGTGAGTGCCGTCGGCGGCGTATACGTGGCACTGCCAATCAAAAACGGAACGGCAGCTACGCGGTTGTTTACGCCAAACCCCGCGTAGCGGATCATGCGCTTGACCTGCGTGTTTCCGTCTTCGGAATGAAATTCCGGGAACAACCCCTGCAACGCCGCGGCTGGATACTCGCGCATCTTCAGCGCCTTTGGCGCGTCAACAGCCAGGGCAAATCCGTAGTTGTCAGGAAGGCCGCGCCACTCTGTCACCCAAATGCGGCTGCCCTTCAGATGACCAAGCACCTCATCGCCCATGAAGCGAAACTGCGAACCATCGGAGCGCAGCGTGTCCCCGCTGCCAGAGATCACGTCGGGGTTGTTGACATCCACAAACTCGGTCAGGCCGGTGACGGAGGTGACAAGGTTTGTCGGCAAAAACACCACAAGCCGGGTACCATTGCCCAGATGCTCGGTCAACTCTGTTTTGATGGCTGGGAACGGATTTGCGCCATCTGCGATTGCGGCGCTCTGGGCGTAAAAGTGCGTGTCTGTGACGCTGCTCCCGCCGCCGATGACGTATTTCTGCGCATCACCATTGGCCAGAGGAACAATGCTGAGGGTGCCCAGCTTCGCATCATTGAAGTTGTAGGCCGCGTTGCTAAAAAGGGCGGCCATCGCATGGCGGCGCATCCAGTCTGCATCCTTGCGCATGGCCTCCATCATGTTGTCGTTTTCATCGGCAACAGTGGACATGGCGCGGCTGACGCGGTTGTTACCCCAGGCAGTGCCGCCGCCCTGTATGGGCCAGGCCACATCGTATGTGCCAGCGCCTTTTACCGGCAGTGGGTTGCCCCACTCGTCAAGCGGTTGCAGGGTGCCAGAGCCGGGCAGCGCATAGGTCGCTTTGGCTTCAGTTGTTTTTTCAACCAGCAAAGACATCAACCCATCAGTGACCCGGTTGTATTCTGAAAGTGTGTCGGTAATCGCTTTGTTGATGACAGGCGCGCCAACTTCTGCCGCGCGCTTGCTCATCACATCGGCCAGCGATTGAAAGCCGTATGCCACCTGATTGTTTGGCATGTTTGTTCTCCTTTAAGCCGTGAATTACAAGTCAATCCACAGCAATTTGTCCGGGGTCTCCGAGCTGTAGCCCGGCACGACGATTCCCGCGACCTTCGAGGTTGTCCCGGCGGCATCAGCGAGCGTGCCGTCCGTGTTGCTCAAATACACATCTTGGTCGTATGACAACGCTCCCAGCGCATTTCCCACATCAACGATGCCTTTTTGAACGACGGTTGTCGTTTGCCCGGCGATTGCGGTTTGCAGGGCAATTCCGCGAACGCGGGCGTTGGCAGCACTGGCCGCATTCGATAAAACGATCTTTCCAGACGAGGTGTCAAAACGCACCATCTGGCCCTTGCTGATGGCGACACCAGCCGGCGCAGTAAACTGCTTTTTAACCTCCACTGGACGAATGTCAGTAACACTCAAATTCGCCATTTTTCTCCTTAAAACATGCCCTTAACGGTTCCCGCGAATTCGCGGCGAACCTGTTCCTTTTCTGCATCCGATACGGCCTTGAGGCTATCGCCGCGCGGCGATTCAGGGACTGGGTCGGGCTTCTTTTTTTCGCCCATCACGAGCGCCGCGCGATTCTCGGAAAGATAGATCAGCTGTTCCAGAATTGACTGCTTCTCAATCAAGGAAAGAATATGCGCCGGAATGCCCTCTTTCTGCGTCTTGAGCTGAGCGCCAAGCGCGTCAGCGTGAGCCCTGAGGTCTTTTTCCGCTGCGGCCAGCTTTTCGGCCAGCGGCTCAAGTTCCTTGATTCGAAGCTCGCGCTTCTCGGCCAGTTCCTTCCACTCCTGGTTTTTAGTCAAAGCCTCTTCTGCGGCTTCGGCCCGCGCCCTTTCAGCGGCCTTGGTTGCCTTGTCCTTTTCGCGCTCCAGCCGCTCCGTCACAATGGCGTCCACTTCCTTTTGGGTGAAGGTTTTTTCGGCCTTTGGCTTGTCGTCCTTAGGCTGATCCGCCGTTTTTCCCGGAGGCGTTGCCGTGCCTTCATCTGGTTGCTCTTGTGACTTGTCATCTTTGCCTTTGTCTGCCATATCGGTAACTCGCTTCCGCGTTGAACCGTGCCGCGTCCCACGTGTGAAAAACAAAAAGCGCCGAGCTTCACCTTCCGATGAAACTCGGCGCCCATGCGCTAAATGCGCCTATGCGCTCTTTGTCACGCTTTCGCGTGTATTCAGCTGATGATTATAGAACAAAATTTCTGCGCGTCAACCGACAATCTCTTTAGCGCTTCTCTCATATAGCGATCTTCCCCATTCCGCATCGTGCCTAAACCCCGCAAAATCGCTCAGCTTCACCGCGCCAGATTGATACAGCCCAAACGCCTTTTTGCCCAGAATCGCGCGCTGACTAGCTTCCGGCAACGCCAAAAATCTCTCCTCTCCCGTTTTTATTTTTGGCCTGGTATCGGCCAGACCGCGCCCGCGCTCTCCGAGTATTTCCTCCCACGACCGCGTCACCGGCGCTGGGGCGCAACGACCATTCGGGTGATCGTCCAGCTTTTCCTCAAGGGGATGAATCGTGCCGTGCATGGCCCAGCAGGCCGCGCACGTGCGCAGGTCGCAGGCGCTCATCCATATCCAGCCGCCTATCACGTGGCTGTTGTTTCTGAAATTGCGATGGTGCGCCGTTCGATACACGCGCAGCATCTCAGTTCTGGCAATGGTTAGCCCGCGAGCCAGTCCCATCCCGGTGTTTTTGCGCGCCAGTTCCGCCACACGCTTCGGTGACCATCCGCGCACAAGCGCCTGCAAAAGCAGGTCCTGCCACTTTTTCCGAATTTGCGGGCCGATTTTGTCAAATAAATTCGACAGCGGGGAGCCGTTCCCCAAATATCCAATCTGGTCTTGCAAGGCATCCTTGGCAAGCGTTGTGATAGATATAAATTCCTGAATTGATTTGCGCAGCGCCGGGTTTTTAAGTCCCGAAAGCTGGACATCAAACGCGGCGCGCATCGCCTCCTCGCTCTCATTTAAGCCGACTTCAGCGGAAATAGCCTGCAACTCTTCAGCCGCGCTGGCGCCGCCTTTTGCCCATGCTCCTATTTCTTCTTCCACCTGATCCAGTAAAGCGCGCAAACGTCGGTCTTGAAATAAAATATTGGGCGTTGATTCAATACCAGCGACTCTCTCGCGCTCGTAACGCTGCATATTAGCATTGAGCGCAACCAGCAGACGCTTCCATATCTCGCCATACTCTCGCACAAGGCGATTGATGGCGGCTTCCTCTCTTCGCTCAAGAGCCGCCATGTATTCATCGTGAATGCCTTGCAATGTTCTCATGGGTTTTGTTTATTCCGAGGCTCGACCTGATGCGGATAAACAACCAGAGCGCCGCTCGCCGAATTTAGTTCGGCCAGCGTCACCTTGTGAACCATGCCGCGTTTGACAATACAAAGGGTCCCCGTCGCCTGGTCAAACTCAAACAAAAGCCCGCCCAGGACCTTTGATTTGACGCGCACAATGGTTTTATTGTTGCTGTCCATTTCTTCTCTCCAAAGCCGTGAGCAGCTTGTCCGCCGCATCCTGATTTGTGGCCGCGTCCTCTTCGGCCCACGCGTCAATCTCCAAATCAGAATATCCAATCTCCCGGAGGTTTTGATGATGTCCAACGCCTAGAGTTTGCTTGGAAATTGCGTTGTCCAGAATCTCGGTCTCGTCCGGCGGAATAATTGGCTTGGCCTTAAATGAATGGTCAAAGCTTCCGTCATCAAACGAGCCTATTCCGGTAAATCCATCCAGCTCTGCATTTGCGCCCATCGTAAGCGCCATCATGTTGGCGCGGGCCAGGGCGTCCTGCATATTCCCGCGCGCTTCGTAGATTCTGGCAAAAGCATCCGTCAAAAGCAAGCGGGCCGCGCGACCACTCAGCTCGCCCTTTGCCTCTCGCAACGAGGTATACGCCAGCTCCGGCACGTCACGCTCTATTTCGGAAATCTGCGCATTTAGAATATCAAGGGCCTCCCGCCACGCAAGTTGCGGAACAATCGAGGTGAGCCTTGAATTTCCGGGAAGGGACAGTAAAACCTCGTCTCCAAGAGTAAGTTGCCCCGGCGTTTCTTTTGTGGCCGCGATTCCGCCTACGCTGACCGGGGCCAGCGGTCGGCCCGTCAGCGCGTCAACCGAGTTGGCTTCCAGTGCCCAGGTTGACTTGTTGTGCCTGAACAGCATTTGATGCAGGCGCGTAGCCATGCGGTTGGCCTCATCAATTTTGTCCAGCGCAAGCGAATAAACGCCTGCTCCGTACTGCTCTCCAATGTCTCGTAATTTGGCGTGAACAAATGGAACAAAATCAATCCCAAAATCAGCCAACGCGCGTTTAGCATCGGGCACGCCCAGATTACGCAGGGGCGCATCTCCTTTGTCGTGCGCCCACACGGCATACACGCCATCGCCGCCATCTGCGGATTTGCTCCAGTATTCAGTGCGTGTTTTCTGAACAGGGACCTCGCCGAGATATTCCACCAGCGGCGTGTCTCGGCGAAGCGCAGTGATGTAACCACGCTCATCTACCTCAAAGTCTGTTATTTCCTGCGGTTCAATGTTTTGTAAATAGGGTCGTCCGTCAGGCTTCTGGCTTACCTTGCAAAACCAATTCCCGTACATCGCGGCCCACCGCGCGGCGACTTGTTTCCCGCCATTCCAATTTGACCACCCCCATACCTGTTCAATTGGACGAATAATCGCCCCATTTTCTGCTTCAATTTCAAACGCTGAATCTATCGTCCCCGGCCACAGCGTTGAGGCGTATACCTCGACGGCCCGCATCGCTGGATTGCGCAGCGGCTTCATTGCCTCACGCGATGCGCCAACACCGCGCGCGGCTAGAACAAGATCGTCATACAGGCCATTGTTTAGGTAGTAGCTTTTGAGCAAGTCAAAATAACCACGCGGGCCATCGCTGGCCGCCAACCTTTTACCTGCAACTCTCTGAGCCGCCAAGTTGCGATTTTGGGGGGTAATCCAATTGCGCGCCGCGGCAAAAACTCGGCTTATTACGTTCATTCCTGCATTTCTCCTTGCGCGGCTTTTCGCGCCTGCCATCCCGCGGCCAACAAGTTCTCTGTAAACAAAACCAGTTGCGAAAACGCGTCAACCTGGTCTTTGTAGACACTGCCGGGGAAATTAAACAACTCATCTTCAAAGTCAACCAGCCAGCGCGCCTGCTCGCCCGGATACGGAAGCCATACGCTGCCGTTTGCGCACCACACCGCCGCCTGCTGCGCGCGAGTTTCCTTGTCCCCACTGGGCTGGAATGGAACGAGCAGGGGCTTTAGCCAGTCCTCAGCAGACGCGACAAGTGTTTGATACGCGCTTGTTCCGCTGGCCTTGTCTTCAATCAGAACGCCGCGCAGCTTGCCGTCACTGTTGTATTGCCGGGCCACCGCCGATATTGTCGGGGGAAGCTCTGGAAACTGAAGACGATCTCTCCACACGTGACGAATAAATAGGCGGTAGTCCGGCATTAGCTCACCAATCACATCTGCGCTGTAGGCGTTGTTTTCCTCGTCCTTCAGGGCCGTGTCCCAGCTTGCCCATCTCGCTACACATAAGCTGACATGGCGCGGGTCAGTCGCGTCATATCTCGTGTGACGCCACCATTCGCGCTTGAACACCGTCCCCTCCGGTGCAGTAGGCACGCCTTGATATGTGGCATTCCACACCTGCGACATGGTTGAACCTTTGAGATCAAGAATTTCGCGCAACGGCTTATGCTCCGGCCACAACGCAGGGCCGTTGGAGTGAACCAGAAAGCGAGTTTGGGCGCTCACGAAAACACCTCCGCCTGCGCCACTGGCTCTCCGAGCTTTTCGTATTTCCAGTCATCTGGATAAAATAAATTGGCGTAAAAATCTGCGCCCTCTCCAAGCAAGGGCGTATGGCAAACAACCCAGCCCGGCTCTTTTCTGACACGCGCTATCAAATCGTCGTGATGCCATGTCGTGCCAACCATCGCCAATCGCCCAGTTTTGCTTTTGAGACGACTGAGCAGCGAATTTTGAAACCACTGCGCAACAAGATTGCGCTGATGCGCCGTGCGCGTATTGTCAAAATCAAGCAGATCGTCGGGAACAATCAAATCGGCACGGCCGCCGATGACACTGCCTCCCGTTCCATACGCCGAAATGGTGGGATGCAGTCTTCCGGCAAACGGCTTTCCGTCTGGCGCAATGCTCCACTCGGTTGTAGTCCACGCCATGCCTTGCGCCTGCTGAATATCTGGAAACGCGCCACGCCACGCGGCGCTTTCTATCATTGCGCGAATACTTACGCTTCTCTTTTCTGCGACCGACCCAGACACCGAACCAATAATTACATTTCTTTCCGGGTAAAAACTGATGTAGCACCCGACGTATGCCGATAATACCCACGTCGTTTTTGCGCTCTCCGGCGGCGCGATGATGAGTAGCTTTTTTATGCGTTCATCGCACAGCAGCCTTACCCACAACATGTGGTGAGGCGCGGGAGAAATGGGTATCCCGTCGTCGTCAACGATGTGCAACGCCGCAAATAGCGTCACGGCCTCACACGTCAGAGTCCTCATGGCTTTTAGTTGTCTCAATCTTGCTCGCGCCATCTGGATGCCCAGCGCCGCCTGTTGATGGGGCGTTAACTGAGGTTGCGATGGCGCTGGCAAATCCGCCGAGCCATTTTTTAAGCGCGTCTGGTTCGGCGTTAAATACGTCATAGCTTTTTTCTCCAGTTAAGTCGGTCGGCGCCACCTTCACCGCCCCGCCGTTCTTCCCGGTGAGTTCGGTGCGCTCTGTTTTTGTCGGCATATCAAGCAGGCCGCGCATAAAATCCCTCGCCGTTTGCAACATCCGCGTGGCCGCCTGATATTCCGCGCTGGAGGCGGGAGCGACAATTGTCACCTTTCCATCGTCGCCCTTTGAGTATTTGCGCACAATTGGCAATGTATCCAAAATAGCAACAGCCTTGCCCTCCAGCTTTTCGGCGTGCTTTATTTCGCGCTCAATCTGTTCTTGGCGCATCGCCTCGCGCCGCGCCTCCCAGCGCGCAGCCTGTTTCTCGCGCTCTTTTTGGCGAATGCTCGCCATGTGCGCATCGTAATCATCCGCGCGACTAACCCATTTTTTTAGCGCACTCCATCGGGCCAAAAGAGATACACTCTTGCCACACTTCCGCGACACAGCCTCCAAGCTGCGCTCATCCGGCTCCAGCGTGTAGTAAATCTCAAATGCGGCATAGGCTTCTTTACTCTCGCCCTTGCACCGCACCCATGTGTTCACGTTATCAACTCCGGCGTTTTATTGGTCGCGTCTACCCATCTCTGAATAGCCACAGCGACATAGCTGGGGCTAATCTCCATCGCCCGGCATCTGCGGCCTAGTTGCTCACAGGCGACGAGAGTGGTGCCGCTGCCGGAGAATGGCTCGACAACCGTCCCATTATCGGGCGATGACGACATAATCGCCCTAGCTATCATCTTGACCGGCTTTGGCGTGGCGTGTCCGTGCCGCTCATCGCCAGTAACGCGCCCAAAAGACCAAACATCCGTCATGTTGTCATGCGTGTTGTTAAAATATGCGCGAGTTGCGTAAAAATCGCGCTTGAGTTCGTCGTAATCGCGCTTGAATGCGTTGTTATTCGCCTCTCGCTGCCAAGATTTGTAAACCTCCTCAGTTGGCATACTCCACTGACTTTTGTCGAACCAATGGCACCCGCTTTTTTCTGAATGTCCAGCAATTCGCTTCGTATCCTTTATACTCCATCCGGCTATCTTTCTATTAGTCTCCAAATACTCAACAATTGAATTCCACCCTTTCCAATAATTGTCGGCGTTATTGTTAAAGCCTTGTTCGCCTAGCATAAAAAACAAGCACCGCTCCGAAGCTGTTGCATACTGCCTGTGCGATTCGCTACCAATGCCCTGTCCACCCGCTTTCGCCCATGCAATTTCGTTGCGAAACGTCAACCGCTCGGAATCTTTCAACCCGCCGACATACCACAAGCGCCACAAGTCTTCAGCATTGCCCCAGATATAAGCGCTAGCGTTATCAGTGAGGTGGCGACGAAACACGCGCCACCATTGCATTTGAAAAGCGTCTAATTTGGAAGCATACAAATTGTCATTTTCTACGCCGTCCTTCTCTTTCCCCATGCCATACGGCGGGTCTGCGTGCAAAAGCTCCGCCGTTTCTCCTCCCATCAGCCGCGCCGCATCCTCGGCTTTCGTGCTATCACCACACATCAAGCGATGATTGCCCAGTCGCCACACCTGCCCGCGCTCCGTCCCCCACTTCTTTTGCAGCTCAGCGGCCTTGTCAATTTGTGGTTCTGCGTCCACGCCATCACCACCACTCCCGCCGCCTTCCTCGTCTTGCGCGGCATCAATAATTGCCCGCAATTCATCCGGCCTCACAAAGTCGCTCAAATCGTCTGCCTGCGCCGCCGCCATCAATGCCGCCGCATCCCACAACAAGTTCTGCGCCCCGACCTGGTTGTCTGCAAACGCCAGTTGCCGCGCTCGCGGGTCGTTTGGGTCGCTCATGTCTAAATCCGTGCGTTGTACCACGATTAACTCTGTGCCGTCCGTTTCAATCACCCGCACCTTGCCCATGCCCAACTCGCCTGCCACCTCGGTTGTTTTATTGCCAGCAATAAGCGTGCCATTTTTGTCGGCTAAAACAGAGCGCCCCAGACCAAGTTTGCTCACAGACGTTTCAAGCAAAAACCGCCCCCGCTCTGTCCCCTTGTTTAGATTGGCGGGGTCTGGCGTAAGGTCCGCAATGGTGTTAATTCTCTTTCCCATCATGTCGTCCTGTAAGCCGCGCTTCTAGCCGATTAGTCCCCCGCAACATCAAGCCCTCGTCTCCCTCATCACAATCTTCAGCGCGTCATCCGCCGAATACACGATGAATACCGACGCGCGCGCGGCATCGTGCCACTTTTTCTCGCACTCCGTGAGCTTCCCGCCCGGCGACTTCACCTCAAACACGAACCATGCGCCGCGGTAGCTCACCAACAAATCGGGAACGCCGTTGCCCACGCTGGCGAGAGATTGCACATGCGCCCCAATCTCGCGCAACGCGGCCACGATGCCGTCTTGTGTGGTGTCCTTCTTCCCGTGTTTATGCATCTCTATCCCTTCGGTTTCATTGCCTTGCGCATTCCCCGCGCCCCAACCCACACGCCCGCCTTTACAAACGGCGTAGTGCCAAGCGGGCGAATGTCGTAGCCATTCTTCCAGCGCGGGTCGCCATTATTACCGTAGCAAAATACAGCCGCCCCCTTAACAGGTGATGGATACTCGCGGCCAGCCACAACCAACGGGCGCGACTGAATCTCGACCACGCGGCGAATATGCGCGGCCACGTCCTCGGTGCTGGCGCCGTGCGCCTTAAAACCGCCAATGCCGTCCTCGTCCACGCCGCACTCGCCAATAAACACACCCTGCCCCTTTGTCGGGTCAAGCCCGCAGTCGGTAAAAAAGAACTGCCAGCGCGTCTCAAACCAGGGCAAGCCCTCATCGCTGTAAATGTGCTGCTTGTTCGGCGCGTAAGCGTGATAGTCCAGCCCGATTTCTCCCGCATCCCAGAGCGGCGCGTAATACTGTTTGATGAGCCGCACGGTGTCGGCATATTCTGGCGCTGATGATGCAAATTGCGGATTGCCGACGCTAAACGTCCCCAGTGCGATGATGGCCCGGCACCCGATGGCCCGCGCCTTGCGCACGAACTCGGTTTCCACCCTCGTGCGCTCCTCAAGCTCTGACGGCGACGAACCCCATGAATCGGCCTCATTGAACAGCGTCAAAACAAGATTGGGCGGCATGTCCGCGGATACGCCCAGGGCGCGGATGAAGTCATCCGCTGCCCAGCGCCCATTTTTCACGTCCGCTCGAACCATGCAGTAGCCGTCCGGGTGGCTACGGGCAAAATCGGCGGCCTCTTTGTTCCCGCCCAAAACAAGCGCAAATTTGCACCCGGCTCGCTCGGCTTCGGCCAGTGCGCCGGTGTCCGAAATAACGTTCACGCCGACCAGACATTGCCGCTGGACGGGAGCGGGAGCCGGGGGCGGGAGCGCGGTCAGATAATCGGACTTCACCCAGCCATTGACCCAGCTCGGCGGTTCTTTTACAAGCGCAATCTGCGTCCAACCGCTAGCCTCGGCCACCGGCTTTACCTCGCGCCCCTCGGCCAAAACGCCAATTTTCTGCCCGGTCAACGCCCCGGCGGCTCGAACATTTACTCCCGCGCCGCCCGTGCCGGATACAACCAGCGCAGTCGCGGTTACGGGCGCGATGGCGGGATTGAGGCCAATTTTTGCCACAAATCCACCCCAATACTTTGCCGCGCCGTCCAAGACGGCCTTGTCCAGCGCGGCCTTGTCGGCCACTTGCCCGCCGTGCGTGTGATACGGGTCGTGGTAGGTCGTATCACTCAGACGCACGATCCAATGCCCAAACGTGCGCCCCGACTGGTCATAGCGCTGGGCCACCGGCAACGCGGCATAATCCACGAGGGCGATGTGCGGATATGGCGCGTCTAGCGCAACCACCGGCGCGCAATCTAGCTTTTCCAACATCCGCGCCAGTTCTGTCGCCGTCGTGCCGTCGTCATCGGCGTCAATGCCGCGCGGCAATTCTTTGCTCCACCGCTCCACGCTCTCACCCAGCCCCTTGCCGATTGAGCGGGCCAGCATCAACGCGCAGGCCGGGCCGCAGTCGTTGCGCGGCCCATTACCGAGTTGAGATATGTAGGGAACATCGGCCATTTACCAGCCCTCTTTTTCGGGTCGCATCGCTCGCGCCTCCGCCATCAGCGATGGCACAAGGCCATTTCGTTTTGCCAGCTCGACCAAATACACCGCGCTCTTTGCGTCATCAGATGTCTTGCCAATGGCAAACGCCAACTCGCGCAGCTCACTCTCCGAAAAACTGGCAGCCAGCCAGTTTTTGAACCGCACAATTTCATCGTGTGACGGCTCGGCCTGTTGGCTGTCCAGCGGCGGAGCAATTCTTTTTATCAACCGCACAAGAGTGGCAATATCGTCTTTCAGGGTCTTGATCTCCTCGTCTTTTTCGGAGAGACGCTTCTCTAGCACCTCCACTTTCCCTTCAAGAGACCGTATCTTCTCGTCATCGCTTTTGTGGTTTTTCAACAGTTCCTCTTTTTCAACGGCGAGCGCCCGGTTTTCTTTTTGGACAAGCTCAATCAGCTGACCGCCGCCTTGCCGGAAGGCGGGCAAAAACAAGGCCAAAACGGCGGCCACAAACGCGGCGGCGGCAAGAATTGTCACCGCGTCCACTTCACCCCGCCCCTTTTCAGCTTCAGCGCGGCATATCCAAATAGCGTGAGCGTAGTGTGCAAACGCAAAAACGCCATCCACGTCCCCATAAATGGGTAAATCGGAATGATGGAAAAATCAAGCGAGAGCATGGCATAAACCTGATAAGCGACTATGTGAGTGGTGAGCACAAAGAGCGCCAAAATGTCGCGCCAATTCATCACCTTCTTTTGCCACAAACGCCACACCGCCACATACAGCGCCCCGGAAAGGACGAGCTGCGCCAGGCGAAATGTCAGTGTTAATCGCTCCAGCTCGTCCACCTACACCGCCTCCAACTGCGCCAATTGATCAAACCCGGCCTTGCGCAAAAGCGCGCGCGTGTTCGCCAGAACGCTGGCCCGCCCAGTGCGTGTTTTGGCCGCGCTCAAATACGCCCAGGTGAATGCGCCGCACGGACGGCCATCAATCACCGCGTCCGCCGCCGTTTGGTTGGCCCGGCAGGCTTCCCACAGGAAACGGTTACCCTTTCCGCCACGCTCCATATCACGCACATGCGTTGGGTTTAGCGAGCGGGTCATCGGGCGCGGCGATGGCAACATCCCGCCCGGCGGGGGAAGGTAGCGGATGGAATACCGCAACGCCGCGCGGCTCATCGTCCCGGCGTGGCAGCAGTCAAACCACAACTCCACCTCGGTCGTTTTGGGGATTGAGGCCAGCCACGCCTTCACCGCGTCATCCAGCAGCACATTCCCCCACTGCCCATTCACCGGCGCGGTGTCATACAGCACGGCGGCCTCATCGTATTTGTCGGCCTCATCGCCGTTCAGGTCACGCACCTGCGTGCCGTGCGAAGATAGGCTGAGCGCGATGTGAGATACCTCGTTTGCCGCAGCGCGGGGCACCGCGCTTGCCATCCAGTCGGCGACTGCTCCGTGAGTGGCCTTGTCATTGAGAAGTGTCGTGGTTTCATAGCCGCGCTCCTCAAAATACGCCCGCATGGCCTGCGCATCGTTCACACAGCCAGCCAATGGCGCGTCAACGGCGCTAAATTGGTTAATGCCAACGGAGAGAGAAAGTTTCACGATTCACTCTCCGGCTTCGCATCGTCGCTAATTTTCCCCACCACGCGCACCCGCGCATAGTCGGCGGAATCAAACGCCACTGAAGGCGGAGGCTGATAAAACGGATGAGGAGTGGCGGCGGGCGATGAGAGGCCGCGCATGGTTAGCTCGCGTGAAATGGCGCGCTGAACAACCGGCGCGGCAAAGTCGTTCACGGTGAAATATGTCACCAAAAACAGCACGACCGGCTGGGCGATTAACCACAAATCATGCAGCATGGCCGCCGTTTCGGGTGCGGCGTATTTGCCAGCAACCAGCGTGGCCGCCTTGACCAGCGCATCCAAAAGACAAGTGACGAACGTGCGACTTTTAAGTAAATTCATGTTTTATTCCTCCATTTCCAAGTCTTTGTAAACAACGGCCACACCCGCCTCCACCAACTGCTGATTGATGCTCTTGTCCTCACCCTCCAGCCACACCTCGGCATACAGCCGCCCGTGTAGATCGCGGCTGTTTTTGATGATGAGCATCACCGGCTTATCGCCGATTTTTTCTTTCAGCCACGCGGTCGCCTTATCTCCCTCTGGCGTGCCTGCTGGCGGCGCATCAATGCCTGTAAAACGGGCGTATTCGCGCATGACGAGCTTTGTCCAGGCGGGAAGCTGAACATCGGCCTGTATCGTGTCGCCGTCCACCACCCGCACATTTTTGGCGGGACAAATAGAGAGCGTAGCGCGAACGGCTTTTGGAATTTCTTTGTAATTCATGTTTCACCTACTTGTTATCATTTGAGAGACTTCATACACACGCTGGGCGTATTGCCACGCCCGCGCGCAAAGGTCATTTGATTGAGCAAAGACTGGCATCGCGCGGCTATCGCGCCCGCCGGCGCGGACACACGCGCTCGTTCCGCCGTTGTAAACGCGCACGGCGCACATCAAATCACCGCCACAAAAACGAATCTTGTTTTTGAGCAGGATGCGCCCAGCCTCACGCGAGCTGAAAAACGGGTCCATCAGCTCATCGGCCAGCGGTCGGTCGCCAAACCACGAAGCCGGGTAGCGCGTCTGGTCGCGCGGCATGATCTGCAACATGCCAGCCTCGCCCGCCTTTCCACGCGCGGCTGGGTCGCACTGCGTCTCCACCCAAGCGATGGCCCAGATGGTCGCGCGGGGGATGCCGGTCTGCGCCTCGGAGCGGCGCAGAGCCGCGTCAATCTGCGGGTAGCGCGAGATGCACTCGTGAATACTCTTGGCCGGGCCGGGCGGCGCGGCCAGAACGATGACAGAGAAAGCAAAGGCGAGGATGTTCATACTGCCACCGCCCGCCGCGCCGCGTGGATGCGCATGTGTTCCTCGCGGGTAATCACCTCCACGTCGCGCCCCAGCATTTCGCGTCCGATGTTGTCGTAATGCAAGTGGTGGACATGGAGGGCTTTGCCGCGGTCTTCGGGGTGGCGCATCAGGTGCGACTGGACAAACCCTGCGCTGCGCTCGCGCCAGTCATTGGAGCGCAGATAGTTTGCGCGGTAGTTCGCGCTCATCAGCCTGCGCAGCAGGGCGTTGATGGGGCGGTAGAGCCACAGTCGCCAATCCATTAACCCACCTCCGTCAGCGTCCCCACGAATTTGAACGTGCGACCGTCTGCGCTCTTAAGCGTCCCCGACAACTTTTCGGAAAACTTTGCGCTCTCGGCCACCACCTCAAACGTCAGCTCGCTCTTTGTGCCATCGTCCAGAGCGCAGACGATGCTCCCCTTGCCGGGTATTCGCCCGTTGACCGTCCAAGTGGCCGCGCCGGGCGGCAACTCGGCGGGCCATCCATCCACCAGCCCGGCGGGGTTAATCTCAAACCGCGCGACCTTGCGCCCAGGCGGGATGGTCACGCTCACAGGCAACACTTCCCCTACCCGCACCACGACCTGGGCGGGTTCAAACGTGGCGGCTTCCGCTTGCGGCAGAGGATTTGGCGCGGGCGCGTTCAGACCATCAAAAAACGCCTTGCACTCAGGGCGCAGTTTCGGCTCGCGCAGCAGGTCATTGCGGTTGCGACCAAAATCGCTCCAGCAATACGCATACACCAGCCCAATCTCACCCAGCGGCGCGGCGCGGTCGTAGTCCGCCCGCATCAGCGCGGCGGTCGTGCGCGGCATTTTGTCGCAGGCGGTCATGTCAAAGCACTGCACCCCCAGCCCCCACTTCTGATTTGGAGCCAGCGGCTTCTCGGCAAACCACGCGCAAATCCCAGTCAGGGCGAGCGGCGTGTCTGGTTGCGGGGCGCACCAGCCTGCGCAGTTATCCGCGTTCTCGCAAATGCGCGAGTAATAGTCAAATGTCACGTGATCCGCGCCGCTGTCGGCGTATGCCCGCGCCTCCACGACGTAAGCGCTCATGTCGCCGATCACGTTGATCCACGTTTCCAGTGTCGGGTCAACCGCCTTCACGGCCTCGTTGCGCTTGCGGGCCATTTCAGGAGAGAAGTTCTGCGGAGCAGGCCACGCCGCGGAGGAGGCGTATTGTTTTGCGTCCGCGTTACCATCCAGCTCCATCCACCGGTGGCCGCGCCCCATGTTTTGCACAAACTGCCCGCCGAGCATAAAACGGGCGCGCATAGTTTCGTTCCCGGCGCTGGCCTCGCGCATCTTCCAGTCCCATTCGTCGCCCAGGCTCACGCCCGCGATGTTCTCGCGGCCAAACGCGGCGATGCAGTCGCGCGTGTATTGCTGAATTTTTGGCAAGTCGGCCTCGCCGCCCCCTTCCCACTGCATCATCAGCCACACCTTCACGCCGCGCTCGCGGATAAACTTCGCGTAACGCTCAATGTCCAGCGCAAAAAATGTCACGCTGGTCGCGCCCGTCTCGCCCAGCACATCCACCCCCGCAATCATGTCGTCCAGCGCAGTTCTGCCGTGTGTGTATAAAACTTTGTGTGTCATAGCTCTCCGCATCAACAAGAGAAAAACAAAAAGCGCGGCCACTCTTAAATGAGTGACCGCGCTGTATGCGTATCGGTCTTTTATATTGTTAAATAATTATACGACTATCGCGTAGAGATTGCCTCGGCAAATTTTAGCGGAGATAAAACGGTCGTTTCTCCTCCATGCAGTTCGCGCGAGTGCCGGACACCCCGCCCCTTCACACCAACACGGTATTGGGCATCATACCCGCCAGTTTGAGATTTGTTTTGACGCATCTCTGCCAGCAGCGCGACAACTGCCGCGTACTCAGTTTCGTTGGATGGCCTGGCCTCGAGTGGCACACCATAATTTATAGCACGGGCGTTCTGGTTTTGTCAATAACAAAAAAACAGGCAATCAACAGCAGAACCCTCAAAAAGCATAACTACACACATAATTACCTAGCCACTTGGCTAGTATTTCCAAAACTCGTTAATTATTGTTAATTTACCTATTGGCTTTTGCTATACAATCTGCTATATTGTAATCACAAACGAGAAGCAAAAACAAAGAGGAAAATAAAATGGCAAAAATTAAAACTGAAAATATCGTTCGCAGAACCCCAAAGCAAACGATTAACAAGATTCAGAAAGACATCAAAAGCGATCTGATTACAGTGATCGTATCCGAGAGAACGCCAAATGCCCCGCTGAATTCGCTTGAAGATTGCGCGAGCGCACGGGGTTTTGAGTGCGCCGCCGAGCTAAGCAGCTACGCTGAGCTTGTTGAAAAAGCAAACAAATTCGCCGCCGCAGGAAATGAATGCACGTTTTTTTATAAAACTGCATCGTTTGGTGGCCGCGCCCGATTCTACGCGTTTTACAACTAAACCAAAAACAAAATAAGCCCGCAGACGAGCGTGAGCCTGCGGGGGTCAACAAAAACATGACACCTATCAAACCACACAAGGGGGGCCGCACCGCGCAGCTCCCCATGCGCCTCAC